ATGGTTAAACAATTGAAATTCTCTGAAGATGCACGTCAAGCAATGTTACGTGGTGTAGACCAATTAGCAAATGCAGTTAAAGTAACGATTGGTCCTAAAGGACGTAATGTTGTATTAGATAAAGAGTTTACAGCACCTTTAATTACGAACGATGGTGTAACGATTGCTAAAGAAATCGAATTAGAAGATCCATATGAAAATATGGGGGCTAAACTAGTTCAAGAAGTTGCAAATAAGACAAATGAAATTGCTGGTGACGGTACGACAACTGCAACAGTATTAGCTCAAGCAATGATTCAAGAAGGCTTGAAAAATGTTACAAGTGGTGCGAACCCAGTTGGTTTACGTCAAGGTATCGACAAAGCAGTTAAAGTTGCTGTAGAAGCATTACATGAAAATTCTCAAAAAGTTGAAAATAAAAATGAAATAGCGCAAGTAGGTGCGATTTCAGCAGCAGATGAAGAAATTGGACGTTATATTTCTGAAGCTATGGAAAAAGTAGGTAACGATGGTGTCATTACAATTGAAGAATCAAATGGACTAAACACTGAACTAGAAGTGGTTGAAGGTATGCAATTTGATCGTGGTTATCAATCACCATATATGGTTACTGATTCAGATAAAATGGTTGCTGAATTAGAACGCCCATACATTTTAGTAACAGATAAGAAAATCTCGTCTTTCCAAGATATCTTACCTTTATTAGAACAAGTGGTTCAATCTAATCGTCCAATCTTAATTGTAGCTGATGAAGTTGAAGGCGATGCATTAACAAATATCGTGCTAAACCGAATGCGTGGCACATTTACAGCTGTTGCAGTAAAGGCGCCTGGTTTCGGTGATCGTCGTAAAGCAATGTTAGAAGATTTAGCTATTTTAACTGGTGCGCAAGTGATTACTGATGATTTAGGCTTAGATTTAAAAGATGCATCAATTGATATGTTAGGTACTGCAAGTAAAGTAGAAGTAACTAAAGATAATACCACTGTTGTTGATGGTGACGGTGACGAAAACAGCATTGATGCACGTGTAAGCCAATTGAAATCTCAAATTGAAGAAACTGAATCTGACTTTGATCGTGAAAAATTACAAGAGCGCTTAGCTAAATTAGCAGGTGGTGTTGCAGTTATTAAAGTAGGTGCAGCAAGTGAAACAGAGCTTAAAGAACGTAAATTACGTATTGAAGATGCATTAAATTCTACACGTGCAGCAGTTGAAGAAGGTATTGTTGCAGGTGGTGGTACTGCATTAGTAAATGTTTACCAAAAAGTAAGTGAAATTGAAGCAGAAGGTGACATTGAAACAGGTGTAAATATTGTACTTAAAGCACTAACTGCACCAGTTCGTCAAATTGCTGAAAATGCAGGATTAGAAGGTTCTGTTATTGTAGAATGTTTGAAAAACGCAGAGCCGGGTGTTGGTTTTAACGCTGCTACAAACGAGTGGGTTAATATGTTAGAAGCAGGTATCGTTGATCCAACTAAAGTAACACGCTCAGCATTACAACATGCTGCAAGTGTTGCAGCAATGTTCTTAACGACTGAAGCGGTTGTAGCATCAATTCCAGAAAAAAATAATGACCAACCTAACATGGGTGGCATGCCGGGAATGATGTAAAAAGACTGTTGAACGTTGATTTTATAACGTTTGTAATATTGGGTGGTCATAATTTGGTCATAGAAATTTTAAAATAAATCTTTTGAGACGTTTTCCATGAGTTTACTAAACTTTTGGGAAGCGTCTTTTTTGTATGAGTTCGTAATCTTAGCGTAGATGTTCATAGTGGTATTTATATCCTTATGGCGCAAGCGTTCTTGTATTTCCTTAATATGAACACCAGCCTCTATAAGTAACGCACAATGAGTATGACGAAATGAATGAGTGCTTATTTGCTTATTAGTTATGTCAGTCTTTTTAAGTATAGCTTTTATCCATAATTGTAGTTTCTTAATTACGAGGGGATAGCCGTTAACATCAGTAAAAACGAAATTATTATCTACATACAATTCGTTTTTCCATGTATCCTGAACATCCACTTTATAGTTTTTAAGTAATTTAATCACATGAGGATCAACTGAAATTTTTCCGATTGAGCTTTCAGTTTTTGGTGTAAGTATTTGAAATTGCTTTTTATTGTTATTCGGATTGTAATAAGTCTTTGTAATATTGATTGTGTTATTCTCAAAGTCTATATCAGACCATTTCAATGCCAATAATTCACCTGCACGCATGCCTGTATATGCTAATGTACAAAACACCTCAAAGCTGTTTTGGGGTGAATGGTGATTTTTAGCAACCTCCAGGAATTGAAATAATTCATCTTTTTCAAGAAACTTTTTATGTATCTCAGTATCTTCTAATTCTTCCACACTAATTTTCTTTTTAGGTCGTTTAATACCCTCGCTAGGCATTATTCTTATTAATTTCATATCGTATGCGTACTTAAATATCATATTTGTAGAGGCTATAATGCTATCAACATAATTCTTGCTATACTGTGCGCTTATATCGTTTACAAAACGTTGATATTCATGTTTATTGATAGTTTGTATTGGTTTATTGTTAAAGCGTTCTATGGCGTGGTTTATGGCTTTCTCGCGTGCTCTGACACTACTTACTTTTACTTCGTTAGCATATTGTGATATCCAATCGTCAGCCACCTGTTTAAATGTAGATGTGGACGGTGCGATATAATCGCCATTTCTTAATTGACGCTCAACCATTTCAGCGTGATGTTTAGCGTCTGATTTGCGTTTAAAACCTGAGTTTGAAATATATTTATATTTGCCCGTTTCTGCGTCTTTTCCTAGTGATATACGATAGCGCCATGTATTTCCGCGTTTTTCATAACTTGCCATTTGATCACCTCGATTAATATTCTTTAAAAATATCACTAGATAAACGGCTATCAGTTTGTAAAATTTCTTTATGTAGAGTCGTACTTTTTTCGCCTTTATTTGGAAAAAGCTCTTCAATATCGTCTATATTTTTTACTATTATTTCAGAAACATACCCACTTAACTTTTGGTTAATTTTTTTAAATAACAAGTTTTTAAGGCCTGCAGATAAACTATCAACGTATTTTTTTAATCCGATATTTTCATTTTCATTTTTAATCGTGAAAATAAATCTATGTTGTGAATTAGTTATCTTTTCAGTTTCTTTATATGAGACGTCTAAGTCAAAATTTAATTTTTGCCTATTATCTAATTCGACGTCTACTAAAATTTCAAAGTCAAAATTTTCAATCGAAAAAGCGTGAGTAATGTTTGCAGTTACTTCAAATCCCTCGAAAACATCATTAATTTTATAATTCGGTTCTTCATCAAAAGTAAAGTCAAAATTGATCGGATTATGTTCAAAAAATTCTGAAGGAGATATGTGCAGATAACTACATAATTTATCTATAGCATCATATCTTATCATTTCAGAATCATTTTGTGCCATTGAAGTAAGTGAACTTCTTGCTATTTTTACATCTTTTGCAACACGAGATATTTTTAGTCCTCTTTCTGACAGTAGTTCAGACAATCTATTTCTAATCATTACAAACCTCCTAATTATGTTAATAATAGCATTTTTTTGGACGTTTATGTACAAAAAAATAAAAAATGATTGAGAAGTCAGTCGAAAAACTATTGCAAAAGAAAAACGATTATGTATAATAAAGTTATAAATTGATTGAGAAGTCAGTCAAAAACGAAGGAGGATTTTAATTATGACTATTTTAGCGAATACTAGAAAGTTTAAAGAAGGCATGTTCTTAAAAGGCTTTAATTTATCTGATTTATCACGTGAAACAGGTGTTGGAATTTCTTATTTAAGCCAAATTATTAATGGTAAAAAGATTCCAAGCCCTAAATTAGCTAAGAAAATGGCAGAAGTTTTACAAGTTGAGGTAAATGAATTATTTGAATTTGAAGTAAAGGAGGCATAAACCAATGTTCAACATTAATATTGATGAAGATGAAGCACGTGAGTTACTTGAGCAGGCTATCAATGCACGTGTGGACGAATTAGCGAAAGAGAAATATTTTATGACTTACAAAGAGTTGTCTAACTATCTGAATTTAAGTAAGCCTACTATTGAAGAATTACTTATTAATAATGGCATGAAATATTATATGGTCGGATCTACGTATAGATTCAAAAAGTCTGATGTAGATGAATTCATGGAACAGCTTACTGCTCATATGAATATCCAGAATAACGACTTTAAACAAGTCAATATCAAAAAGTTATTGGAGGCAAGGCAATGAAAATCTACTTAACTTATATCTGCTTAGTTTCGTTGTTAACAATCTTATTACTAGCAATATCTAACATGTATGTTGCTTTTAGCGTTTATGCTTGGCTAATAACTTTAGGATGTAATTTAACAGGAGGATTAGAAAATGAATAATGAACAAAAAGAAGTAATAGAACACGTGGTTTATCAACTTGAGTTAAGTGTCATGAATAACTTGGAAAGTTATGAACACACAGAATATGTTAATGGTATTGAAGTGGTTTCAGAGATCAGTCGTGAAAAGCACTTAGAATTGATAATGAAATGGTGCGCACAAGAATTAAAGAATAATTTTCAATTAGAGAAAGGAGAATAAAAATGAATTGGGAAATTAAAGATTTAATGTGTGACATTGAAGTGATAAAACAAAAAATTAATGATGTAGCTACCAAACATGCTTGGTTTGTTGAAGATAGATTTGTAAAAAATGAATTAGAAACAAAACGGGAACATATTAATTTTTCTGCTAGCTATTTAGAACATCGGATACAAAATGAACATACAGTTGAGTTATTACATGTGTACTTAAAAGAATTCGGTGAACTTATACAAAAATTTCATGAAATAGAAAAAGCATCATCTGAGAACTTTGGCGAGGTATCAGATGACGCACAAAAATTAAAAATCACAGAGTAATTTAGAAATTACACATGTTTATTATAACATTTTTTACTCTGTGAATCACTAGAGGTGCAAAAAATGAATGAAATTAAATTAGAATATGACACACATGTTTCAGTGGTACATTATGAAAGTTTAGACTCACGTTCATTTAATAGCTTTTCAAAAATTAATTGGAGTAAGTTGGTTAATAAACTGTCTGTACCTATAGAAGCAAATTATAAGTATGCACGTGGTGTTGCTGTTTACGGTGATATTAAAAACGGTGCAAATGATCATGGTGAAATTATCAAAAAGCATCGAAACGATAAAAATGTCATATACAGAGATGTGATTGTACTTGATTATGATGAAATAAATGATTTAAAGCAATTACATGAAGCAATCAGCTCAGCTTTAAGCAATGTTGCATGGTTTTGGCACACAAGTTACTCGCACAGAACTGAACAAGCTAGAATACGCCTGTATATCCCTCTAAATGAGCGAATAAGTGCAGATGATTATCGTAATTATACAAAAGTATTAGCGAATAAAATTGGCCACAAAGTTGATGAAGGTTCATATCAGCCAAGTAGATGTTTTGCGTTACCAGTTATTCAAAAAGGACACATATTTATTAAGCGAGTGAATGACTGTCCAATTATGAATGTTGATATGCTCGAACAGTGGTTAAAGGAGTATGAACAATCAAATGATAGTCCTAATATCAAAGGATACACGCGACATGGTAGTGCGTATTGGCGAGATATAGCTTTTGGTGTAAGTGAGGGAGAGCGCAATTCAACATTGGCTTCAATTACAGGTTATCTTTTGCGTAGGTATGTAGATCCAAACTTAGTTTATGGGTTAGTGAGTGCGTGGGCAAGTGTATGCAAACCACCTATTAATCAAAGTGAAGTAAACAATACTTTTAAAAGTATTTTAAAAAAAGATAGTAAAAACAGTTAGAAATGGAGGTTTTTGTTTGGAAGATGTTACAAACGAAGAAGTATTTGAAATGATTGATAGCAGAACCGGTGTTTTAAATGCTAATGATTGGAAAAGTCAATTAAGGCGTTCTGCTACTACACAAGCATTGAAAAAAACGACTACAAATGCTGAAATCATATTGTGTAATGATGAGAGTTTAAAAGGGCTAGTACAATATGACGCTTTTGAAAAAGTAACCAAACTGAAACGTCTACCGTATTGGAGGTCAAAAGGGGATGCGAATTATTATTGGGCTGATATAGATACCACACATGTGATTTCACATATTGATAAATTGTATAATGTGCAGTTTAGCCGTGATCTTATTGATACTGTAATTGAAAAGGAAGCTTATCAAAATAGATTCCACCCTATTAAATCGATGATTGAATCTAAATCATGGGACGGAATCGAAAGAATCGAAACGTTATTCATTGATTATTTAGGTGCTGAAGATAATCACTACAATCGAGAAGTTACAAAAAAATGGATGATGGGTGCAGTTGCTAGAATCTATCAGCCAGGTATTAAATATGATTCCATGATTATTTTATATGGTGGTCAAGGTGTTGGGAAATCTACGGCAGTGAGTAAATTGGGAGGTCATTGGTATAACCAAAGTATTAAAACGTTTAAAGGTGATGAGGTCTATAAGAAATTGCAGGGTTCTTGGATATGTGAAATTGAAGAACTGTCGGCATTTCAAAAGTCTACTATTGAAGATATTAAGGGTTTTATAAGTGCCATTGTAGATATTTATAGAGCTTCGTATGGTAAACGCACAGAGCGTCATCCTAGACAGTGTGTGTTTGTAGGGACAACCAATAACTATGAGTTTTTAAAAGACCAAACAGGCAATCGTCGTTTTTTTCCTATTACGACAGATAAAAATAAAGCAACTAAAAGCCCATTTGACGATCTAACACCAGATGTTGTGCAACAAATGTTTGCCGAAGCTAAAGTATATTTTGATGAGAATCCGACGGATAAAGCATTGTTGCTAGATAAAGAAGCGAGTGAAATGGCTTTAAAAGTCCAAGAAGCTCATTCTGAAAAAGATGCTTTAGTTGGAGAAATAGAAGAATTTCTTGAACGTCCTATTCCGTCAGACTATTGGTATAGAACGTTAGAAGAAAAAAGAGTGTCTGCGCATGATGTTATAGACCAAGACTATATTAAATTATATGGTGATGGTAAATTGATTGAATTACCGAATTCAAAACCAGGTGCTTATGTATGGCGTGACAAGGTATGTAGCATGGAAATTTGGAAAGTGATGATGAAACGAGATGACCAACCACAACAACACCATTTAAGAAAAATTGATAAAGCGTTAAGAAATACAAGTTATTGTGGGCAAAGTAAGTCGCGTCATAGATTTGGTGAAGGTATTGGTAGACAATATGGTTTTGGTATTAATTTAATATCCTATTATCAAGGTTTAAAAAGCAAAGAACAAAAATAACGGGACAACGGGACGATTATGGGACAATGGTAGGACACCTTCAATCTCTTGTGGCAGTAAGCATTATGTTATGTTTGTCCCTGTGTCCCGCAACTTTTACCCTAAACTTTTAAAATAATATATACACATTAAAAAATATATAAGCGTAGGCATAAAACAGTGGGACAATAGGACAGATAACTTTAATCCATTGGGAGAGTGGTGTTTGAGCATTGTCCTGACAATGTCCTGAAACATATTGAAAATAGCGAAATGGGACACCTATCAAAAATTAGGAGGAAGAAAATGAATAAAAATCAATTAAAGTCAGAAATTTTAGAATATATAAAGGCGCATGCTGGTACATCATTTGTAGAAATAGAACGTGTATTTGAAGAAAATAACTTTGATTATAAAGGTGACGGCGCATATACAAGTGGTCAACATCCTAATGTTGTGTTTTGGGTTGGGTGGAATCAAGAAGCGTTTGATGTTATCGCTGAACTTAAAAAAGATGGACATATTGAGATGGATATTTGTGAGCCAATTGTTTATATGGTTGATGGTAAAGGTTTGGATTTGCCTATTGTAAGGTCGAAAAATATTAAAACAGATCATTGGTTGCCTGTCACGTTTAATGTTAGTAAGAAAGAAATGGAGTGTGTCTAATATGAATGACAAAGAGAAAATTTATAATCAACTTCATCATGATGCACCAATCCAAATTATGCCAGCACCCGAAAATTTATTTGTTGAATATATAGAAGATGGCGAAGTGTGGTATTCACCAGTTGTATGTATGGCTTTAAGTAAAGCCCATAATATTAATTTTTATGATAGTGATGATGTGGGATGCATCGATAAAGCGGCTACATATAGCATTAAGAAATTTAATACTGAGACAGGTGAGTTTGAACAATTCAGCAAAATGCCTCAAAAGGAGATTGCACAATGAACATAGAAACTATCGTAAATCAATTTGAAACACGAGCAGGCACGTTACTAAGGTACTACACTGGATTATTAGAACATAGTAAAGTGCAACCGTATTGCTTTAAGTTATACAATGATCCATTTGATATGGTATACGTGATGATGAATGGGAAGTTATTCGGTCATGTATATATTAAAGATTGTAAGGTGAGGAAGTCATTTGAATTAGCGTCACCTAAGCACACTGAGGGGCTTATAAGAAGCATAGAGGGGCATTATGTAGGTTATGAATTACATGATGGTAAACAGCTTTCTATTAGTGATATGATGGCCAGTCAATTATTTGAAGATGAGTATTTTATGTATGGGCTACAAACATATGTAGAATCGAATAATAGTGATGTGTTTGAGTACCTAGAAAATGGATTTGATACAGATACACTTGAGGGCATTCAATCAAGTAATACTGATGTGATAGCGAATATTGAAATGTTGTATCAGTTAGCTACGGGAATCAATGAACCAGCACGAGAGTTAGTTGAGGGATTAAAATTAGTAACTGAGTTTGTACAAGATGAGAATGCGACACAAGAGGATTACAAGGCTTTAGAACGTAAATTGAATGATCTAAAAGCGTCTTACTATAGCTTGAGTAAATAATGTTATGAGGGGTCACATGTAGTGTGTGGCTTCTTATAAAAAAACGGCAAGGTTTGTACAAGGTATAGAAGTTTAAAATGGTAAGGTTTTCGGAAGGTGTTGGCTTTTAAAACCCAAAAGTTTCCCAAAGGTGCGCAGACTCTGAGAACAATGAAATAGGAAGGTGTACAAGGTTAAAAAAAGGCGAGGTACAGAACTTTAAAATAGTAAGTTTGAGGTAGAAAGAAAACAATGTTTTATACCAGGGTTGCAAAATGGTGAGAAAAGGGATAAATACGAGCAATTGAATCAAGAAGAAGTGAAAACCCCAAGCTTTTCCGTAGGTTATAAGAATAGTGCGATTTTAGATAGGTACGAAGAATTGCGTCAAGAAGGAAACTAAAGGTAAGTGTTTTTGATATTGATAAAAGTAACAAGGTTTTAATAAGGTATAAAAAATTTAAAAAGATAATATATGTTAATGTTTGTTATTTTTGAAGAGGGCAAAAGTTTTGTTGTTCGTATTTTGTTCGTGTGAAAAATGGGAACTTAAGTTCTATAGAAACTACTACGTTTTACTACAAAATTTCTTTTCCTTATTGTTTCAAGAGGGATAGGAATGATGCTAAACACCTGATATAATGCGGTTTATAGCGAACATAAGTTTGATTTAGATGTGTGGAATTGGTATAATTAGAGTAAGCAAACAACAGAAAGCGTGGTGAGACAATGAGTGAATTTGAAGTAAAAGAAAAGACGTACAACTTACCGAATGAACACCGCCAAGTACTCAATGTGATAAGAAATACGTCTAATAAATATATTACTAAAACAAAGCTGCTTAATCAATTGGGATATGAAGTGAATAAGGCTAACAATAGATGGTTAACACAAGTCATTACAAGCTTAATCATTAATTATCATTATCCTATCGGATATAGCTATAAAAAAGATACTAGAGGCTATTACATCATTAAAACACAAGCTGATAAGATAGAAGCTATCAAAAGTATTAAGGGCTTAATTGAGGGCAGTCAGAACCGTTTAAAAGCCCTAGAAGAAATTGAAGTGTAACATGATAACTATGAAATGAAAGAGGGTAACATAAATGAAAACAAATCATTTATTTGAAAAATATTCCGATGAAGTAAAAGGCTACAAAGAAGAAATTAATAATTTAGAATCTAAAATTGAAAATACTACAAAAACTATTGAAGATCTATCTTCCAAATATAAAGAGTATATAAAAGTTGGCAACGATAATGAGGCTGATAAGACGTTTAATAAGATTTCAAAATTAGAAGATGAGAAAGCAAAAGATAATAAAAGATTTGAAATTAAAAAGGAATTATTTAACAGCATTAAGCGCGAAAAACTCATAGACTTATTGTTGAATAGGAAGAATATTCCTGAGTTATATCAAGAGGAAGCACAAAGTTTAGCGCGTGAATTAGAAGGTACAATCAAACAGTTTAATAATGTTATTGATAAAATCAACAATATGAATGAAGAATATCGAGAAGATATGTATAAGTTCGATTCCTTGATAGATCAAAATGAAATGAAAAAAGATAATTTATTTAGACAACGATATGGCGAAGTGATTGTACTTTACCTCAACAACTTTCTTATTAATACAAAATCAATTCGTTTCAATGAACACAAAAAATTGGAGGTTAAGAAATAATGCAATTTAGTAAAACATTAGAAGCAATAAACAATGCTGAATTAGATGAAAACCAACGCTTATCTATTTTAGAAGCACTTAAAGAAGATGTGAACGATGAGGAAAAAAGAAACGTAAGAGATGTTCCAACTATTTCAGATTTAGCTGATAAAGTAAATATTAGAAAAAACAAATAGACAAAAGCCAAGCCTTAATTGGTTTGGCTTTATTAAGTAGTGGGGTGGATAAATGAAACTGAGTAAATCTAAGAACGTTTTTTATTATCGTAATAGCGACAATAAATTATCTGAGTATCAACTATTAACGCAATTTAACCCAGCATTTATTAATAAAAAAATTAAGATGTGTGAATTCCAAATTGAAAGTATGTACCATATGAGTGCGTCGACCACAACATGTGATGAAATAATGGGGGTCGTGTCTGTCTCATATCCGATTGAAAAATTAGTTATCAAAATTATTGAAACAAAAGCAGGGTTACAAAACTATAAAAATAGATCTATAAATAATATGGCGTTGTTGAAAAAGGTAATTAACTATTATACAGAAGAAGAGAAGAAGCAAGTTGTAAAATATATGCGTTCAAATGGACGATATAAGCCCTACAACGTCATTGGACGCTTACAGGTTGATTTGTATCAAGCAAGTATTAAACAACGTTCAGAACGTCAAAAACAAAGAAATACAGCAATTGAAAACAGTAAAATTGCACGAGTAAATGCATATCACCAATCTTCATATGTAAAAGTGGTGTAACAATGGATAAAAAGCAAATAAAAGACTTCGTTTGTGATTATCATAAGCGAACTAGAAGTGATGTGTTGATAGATGATGAAATAAATACCGATGAATTCTTTTCAATAGGTGATGAAAATTCTGACGAATTAATGACAGACGATAATGTCGATGATCATATCGTAAAGAATCACTTAGAAATGATTGTTGACCAAGTAGCAACCGATAAAGAGTTTTATATTTTTGACTCCCTTTTACAAGGACGTAGTTATCAAGATATTAGTGGTGTCTTAGATTGTTCAGAACAATCTGTAAGATTTTGGTATGAAACCTTATTAGATAAAATTGTGGAGGTGATAGAATGAGTGAGTTAACAGCAAAACAAGCGCGTTTTGTGAATGAGTATATTAGAACACTTAATGTGACACAAAGTGCCATAAAAGCAGGCTATAGCGCAAATAGTGCACATGTGACAGGATGTAGGTTATTAAAGAAGCCACACATCAAGCAATATATACAAGAACAAAAAGATAAGATTATAGATGAGAATGTATTAACCGCAAAAGAGTTACTACATGTGCTTACGAATGCGGCAGTCGGTGACGAAACAGAAATGAAAGAAGTTGTAGTCAAGCGAGGGGAATATAAAGAGAATCCACAAAGTGGCAAAGTACAGTTAGTCTATAATGAACATGTTGAACTGATAGAGGTACCAATTAAGCCAAGTGATCGTTTAAAAGCTCGTGATATGTTGGGGAAATACCATAAGTTATTTACAGATAAGCATGATATTATCGGGAATGTCCCTATATTCATTAATATTGGTGAATGGGACGGCGAAGATGAGGAATTAGATAAAACTGTAAAAGAGGTATCTAACGCTAATCCTAATCATACTGTGATTGTGGATGATATTCCGTTAGAGGATTGAGGAGATTGAAACATCGTTTAATTGTGATCATAACATTTAAAAAGCTGTTGAAATTAGTACTAGGTACTAAAATATAGTATAATGATATTGTGTAGTTGCGACTGATATCATTCCCCGATATTAGTTGCTTTTTTTAATATAAAACCTTTTTATTTTGTAGATTTAAATATATAATGTATAAAACTACACATGAAAGAGGTTACGGGGAATGATAACAGATATTCTACAAAATGATTTTGACGTATATTTATATTTTGTCTTCGGAGAACACTTAGACAACAATAGTACATATACAAATTTGCCAATAACTAATGAACTAGTTAGTAGTATTAAAGAAATTTGTAGAGAGTATGCTAGTAAAATTGCAAACTTAAATCAAATTGAAGATTATAATATCGTCGGAGCTAATGAATCAATTATTGAAAGTTACGATTTAAATAATAATTTTATGGGGCTACCAAACATAAACTCTCTTTTTGCTAATACAAATAGATTAGTTAATATACAAGATCATGAATTAAAAGATTATCGCTATTTTATAATAGAAGTAGAATTAAATGAGGAACATTTTTATTTTATTAGAAAACCATTTAAACCAGGTATGTTAAAGGAAGGTAAGATTATAAGTAGACAAAGAGGACAATTTGGATGGGTACAAGAATCAGACCTAATAGCTTTTGACGATAAAATTGATATGATAATTTCTGATGAAAATATACTGATATTTAATAGGGCATCATTTGAACATGCATATAATTTTTCTGAAATATATGATTATTTATCGTTTAAAGTTTTGGAAAACCAAACTTTGAAAGATAATATCCAAAATTTTGATGAATTAGTAATAGATATAGATGGTACAGAAACTTTAAAAAGAAAGGTAGCAAGTCTTTACAATAAACAAAATATATGCCTCTTTTTAAATAAAATTGATGTAACTAAAAAAATAAATGTTGACTACAATTTAAACTTAACTTTTGATGGTAATCAAATAGTTTATGAAGAAAAATCTCAAGCAAAACATATAATAGCACTTATGCAAGATGCATATTATGAAACTTATATAGGAGAAGAACAGGGAACGGATTCTAGGAGGTAGTTGAATGAATATTTTTAAAATAATTAAAAAAGGAGGGATAAATATTTATAAAATGAACCTCTATATATCATCATATATTCCTATATTTTTAATGATTTTTATAAAAAGTATGGAAAATATTAGCTTAAAGCAAATATCAATAACTTTCTTAAAAAATTGGATGTTTTGGGGAGCAGTAATATTATTGTGTGTTATATGTATATTAGTTTTATTAGACTTTTTAAAAAACTTAAAGAGTACAGAGCAGAACAATACAAAATCAATTGATCTTTCAGATGAAAATATAAAAAGCCATGAAAGTGAAGTATTAAACTATTTTATAACATTTTTAATTCCAATACTCACATTAAATCCAGTTTCATGGCCATCTATTTGGTCTAATATTATATTAATTTTATTAATAGGTGTTTATTTTGTGAAAAATAATTTATTGAGTTTTAATATTTTACTTATTGTATTAAACTATAATATTTATAAAGATCAATATTCTAATATATATATATCTAAAGCTAGTATAAATGAAATTAAAATTCATAATTTAAAGGCTTACCCGTATAAACAAACGAATGTTTTTTATATTTCTAAAAAAAAGTAATGTATTTAATTATTTATAGATCAAGTGCTAACTTTTAATAAGTTTAACAATTGTTTTCATGTTTAGAATTAGTACTAAGTACTAAAAGACGCTGAGAAACGCCCTGCGTTGCAGTGGGAAATGAGTGTGTATATAGAAATAGATAAAGTATAGATATAGATTTAGAAATTATAAATTAATATTTGAGATACTACCTCTTAAAAAAAGACAAGTTACATTAAAAGTAACCTGTCTTTATCTATAACTAGTTTATAGTTATTTTATCTATGTCTTTCTTGTATAACATATAATTACTATGATCGGTAAAATCTTGTCCAACTATTCCAGAGATTTTAGGGTCTGTATGATCTTTGCTATAAATAGAAACTTTATCACTATCTTTAACAATGCCTTTTTCTTTAAGGCTTTGAGTTAGTTTTTTCCATGTTGAATTAGCGTCTATCTGATTCCCGTTTGGATTTTTTCTCGTCAAATTGATGCTGTAAACACTATTAGAGTTGACAGGACTATTATTAGAACTGCTAAGCTCGTCCAAATTGGAAGTGCCAGCAATACTGCTTTCACCGCCATTTTTGAGTTTGTACTTCACTTCAACTGTTTCTTGATCTGTTTTATCGATAATATTCGCGTCTTTTAAAGCGTCTCTTACATTTTTCCACAATTCGCTATCTGTTATTTCAGAAGCTTTTGCAACGTTATTAATACCATTATAATTTGAAGAAGAATGAAAACCTGAACCTACTGTTGTTAAAACTAAAGCACTTGCTATCAATGTTTTTGTTAATAGTTTTTTATTCATTTTATTTTCTCCTATAACTTATTTGCAATCGATTACAAAGTAATTTTACAATTATTATTTATGTAAATCAATTAAATAATTATTAACAAATCTATAAAATTTTATCATTAAAATATAATAATTTTGATCTGGAAATATTCGTTATTTATGCTATAATCATTTTAGACACAGCAATGTGTTCAAATTTTCATCTATTCGTAAGTTAGCCTTCGGGCTGACTTTTTATTTCCATTATTCACATGTTAATATTGTTGTTATTTAGGGAGGTACTTCGGTACTTGCCTATTTTTTTATGTTATAATGTAATTACATTACCAGTAAGCAATCTGGCTTAAAACCACATTTCCGGTAGTCAATCCGGCTATGCAGAGGACTTACTTGCGTAAAGCAGTAAGAAGCTGACTGCATATTTAAACCACCCATACTAGTTGCTGGGTGGTTATTTTTTTATTCATAAACTTCTATTTCAAAATGATTACATGCGATAATAAAAATTTTTTCACACGTTGCAGGCAGTGAATACGTATTTGAATACGTTAATTATGAAGTGATGTTGGGTGCACAAATTTATATTGTTTTATCAATTTTAACATTTCACACTAACTTTATTAGGTGATATAAGATGCTGAGAGAAGCATTATATTGCAATGAAAAATCATTATATGGATAATCATATCGATCATTGCAAATATACTTATAGAGATTTATGTGTGTAATAATTGGTGGTCATAAATTGGTCATAATGAAATAAAAAAACTAAAAAAATTGAATGTATAAAGAATACACGATGCTGATTTAATAGGATTTTTGTATGTGATTTATATCTATTTCATACTGCCCTTAATGCCGGGAATGATGTAAAACAGTTTCTAGTTTTGACTAACTAGAACATTCCATGATAGACGAGTATGATTCGTTCCAAATAAATATTAGAGCGTATGAAAATATTTTAATTTAAGACACCTTCCATTAGTTGACTAAACTTATGAGAGGCGTCTTTTTTATGTGCTAATTTGTAATTGAGATTCATAATGGTATTTAAATCATTATGGTTCGGGAGTTATGGTATTGCCATAATATGAGAGTGCATCCACTTCTATAAGTAATGCATATTGCGAGTGCAGGAATGAATGAGTGCTTGATTAAAATCCTTATGGGTGGTTGACATAATTAAAAGAAACCACATTTAAAATTTCTTAATCACAAGCGGTTAACTAGGTATAGTTTAGTTTTGAGTAAATCTTTTTAAAGGTGTACTTGTGCATTTTACTTAATTAAAGAGATAAGACATTTAATGGGCCTAAAATAAATAAAAAACAAAAAACTACCTGTTTAGGTAGTTTTTTAAATGTAATAGATTAAAACACTAGTTCATTTCTTGTTAAAGATGGATAGTTATTTTATAGATAAATTTGTCCTTTAGTGTAGCGGTAATTTTTAGGACTTTTTGGTGGTATAAATGTTCTTAATAAAGTTAATAGTCCTACTTTACCGCAAAGCATAACGAATATAATAATTATTTTAGTAATACCATGATATTCTGTGGTAAGGTTCATACTTAACCCGACTGTTCCGAATGCAGAAACCACTTCGAATAATAACTTGATTAATGATATGTTCGGATTAATTATCGATAATATAAAAGTAATGATACTGATAAATAGAAATGAGATATTAATGGTAACAATAGATAGTTTTATATGTTTGTCAGATATTTCTTTATTGAATACTGAAACATTATTTTCTTTACGTATATAATTTAAAACAAATATAAACGCCACTGCAAAAGTAGTTATTTTAATTCCTCCAGCTGCACTGAGAGGGGCACCACCAATAAACATAAGTAACATTAACATTAAGGCGGTAGATTTGTTAATGCTTGCTATATCAATACTGTTAAAACCCGCTGTTCGTGTTGTTACTGATTGGAAAAAAGAATTTCCGATTTTTTCAACTAGTCCCATATGTTGCATAGTATTAAACTGTTCTAATAAAAAGAATGTAATAGCTCCTATAATTATTAGGATACTAGTTGTAGTTAAGACTAATTTAGAATGTAAAGATAATTTACTCAATTTTTTACAATTAATAAAGTCTATTACGACAAAATGTCCAATACCTCCAAATATTATGAGTATTGAGATTGTAATAATGACAATTGGATCACTAGAATAATCTATTAAGTTATTCTTAAAAAGGGCAAATCCAGCATTATTAAAAGCTGATACTGATGTGAATAAGCTTAAAAATAAACCTTTGCCTATACCAAATTTTGGTATAAAAGATAAACACAAACAAATCATACCAATTAATTCAGTGACTAAACTATAAATAGCCAAGTGTTTAATTAGCTTAATAACACCACCAGGTTCGTCAATATTCCATGTAACCATAATCAAGAATCTATTTTTCATTGATATCTTTCTATTTAAAAATACTAGTGTCAATAGGGTTACGGTCACGATACCCAGACCACCTATTTGAATTAATAATAGTATTACTATTTCACCAAGTATATTAAACTGTGATCCTATATCAACTGGGGATAGGCCAGTAACTGTAAATGCACTTGAAGCTATAAATAGGGCATCTAAAAAAGATATTGGCTTTTTACCAGTGAAAGGTAAATATAATAAAAGAGCACCTATGATAGTTGTAGAGAAGAAAAGCATTAAATAAAAATATAAAGGTTTGTGGACTTTGTTCATTTTAATTGCATACTCCTTTATATTATAAATTAATAATTAGATAATATCATAAATGAAAATAGAAATGTTACTGATGTGTATTACTTTTCAATTCTAGTCAGGGGCCCCAACACAGAGAAATTGGATTCCCAATTTCAACAGACAATGCAAGTTGGGGTGGGGGCCCCAACACAGAGAATTTCGAAAAGAAATTCTACAAACAATGTAAGTTGGGGTGGGGGCCTCAACAAAGAGAAATTGGATTCCCAATTTCAATAGACAATGCAATATATGTATGACAAATCACCACCATAATTTCAGTTTTACATCACTTAATCAATGAAAATGTGCTTGTTGATATTTGAATATTTACAGTCAAACAATATTCATCGCTATTTCTATCAACTTAAAATTCGCAATAAAAAACTGCCAGCACGCGAATAGGGCAGCTGACAGCATCGTTCTTATTTCTCTTTTAAATATTGAATGGAAGCCTCTTTAAAAATATCAATATATTTCAGGTACATATCTTTTTCAATATATTCATCGATTTGATGTGCCATTAATGGATTACCTGGTCCAAAAATGGCTAAATCAACATTGTCCTTATTATCTCCTAAGAAACTAGAGGCATCTGTTGCACCTACAAGCGCTGAAACAAATATTTCGTCTTGTTCTACATAACTAGAAGCTACATCTTTAATCGTAGTAATTAATTTGCTATTTTTATCGCTTGTTACAGGTCGGTGATTGCTTGGAATATCGAGTGAAAGCTTATTGCTATCCACATCATTAATGATATTTTGGAAAAACGATTCTATAAAGTCGTTATCATACTCAGGAACTGGTCTTACGTTAAATTCAAGTGAAGCTTCATCTGGTACAGAGTTAAATTGTTTGCCGCCATTTATAATCGAACATACAGCTGTAAGACCAGATGCATAATTTGCATCCTCTTCAGAAATTTCTTTTCCTATCAATGATTTGAACATGGGTGCAACATCTAATTCATGTTTAGTATCATGTTTTTTAAGCTCTGAATATTTTTCTTTAAATTGATTATAAAATTCAAGCAGTGTATCAATTGCATTGTCACCAATAAATGGAACTGAGCTATGGACAGCTTTGCCAGTTGCAGTTACTTTACATGACATAGACCCTTTATGTGCATAATAAATTCCAGATCCAGTTGGTTCAGCAATAATTAAGCCATCTACATCGTCTAAATAGCCTTTATCAGCCAATAATTTGGCACCTTCTTGTTCTTTCTCTTCGCCAGCAGTAGCTAGTAATCTTATCGTTCCTTGAGGCAATTGATTTTGTTCTTTTAATTCAATGAGTGTGATGACCAAAGCCATCAGACCGCCTTTCATATCCGTTGTGCCTCGACCGTATAATTTGCCAGCTTTTTCTGTGAGTTGAAAAGGGGGATAAGTCCAATTATCTTGATTTCCTGCATCAACAACATCCATATGACCACTCAATGCGAGTATAGGTGAGCCGTTACCGATTTCTGCAACGATATTGGCGCGGTGTTCATTAACTTTCAAAATTTCAGATTTAATATCGTACTTGTCGAATAAATCTTTTAAATAATTACAAACGTCTATTTCATTATTATTTTCAGTTTGTAGTTCAACAATATCTGCTAGTAATTGAATTTTTTCTTTTTCACTAAAAGTTGTCATTAAGCTCACACCTTTTCAAAGTAGTATATATATTTATATAAACATAATTTTTATTCTTAAACATAATTTAAAATGCAGAAAGTAGCGTGTTATTTGATTTCGTTCTATGAAATTAACTGTCTAGTATCAACGATCTTATTAACACTGATATCGGGTATGCTTAATTTTATAGTAAATTGTATGAGAAAGATGCAGGATATTATTTAGCTAATAATTATATATAAATTTCAAATCGATGGTTATTAACTACTAAATAAAAATATTTGCTAAATTAATGACTTTGTACACACATTATTTTTAAAGAGGATAAAGTATTTAATAATATTAACAAAATCATTTAATAAATAGTTAAATATATATTCTCTATTTTTGTGATATTATTCACATGTCGATACATATCAACAAATATCAATCATACGAAAGAAGGTTATAACAATGAAAAATAAAAAACGTGTTTTAATAGCGTCATCATTATCATGTGCAATTTTATTGTTATCAGCAGCAACGACTCAAGCAAATTCAGCTCATAAAGACTCGCAAGATCAAAATAAGAAAGAACATGTTGATAAGTCTCAACAAAAAGACAAACGTAATGTTACTAATAAAGATAAAAATTCAACAGTACCTGATGATATTGGGAAAAACGGTAAAATCACAAAACGAACTGAAACAGTATATGATGAGAAAACAAATATACTCCAAAATTTACAATTCGACTTTATCGATGATCCAACTTATGACAAGAATGTATTACTTGTTAAAAAACAAGGCTCAATTCATTCAAATTTAAAGTTTGAATCTCATAAAGAAGAAAAAAATTCAAATTGGTTAAAGTATCCAAGTGAGTACCATGTAGATTTTCAAGTAAAAAGAAATCGTAAAACTGAAATATTAGACCAATTGCCGAAAAATAAAATTTCAACTGCGAAAGTAGACAGTACATTTTCATATAGCTCAGGTGGTAAATTCGATTCAACGAAAGGTATTGGACGAACTTCATCAAATAGCTACTCCAAAACGATTAGTTATAATCAGCAAAATTATGACACAATTGCCAGCGGTAAAAATAATAACTGGCATGTACACTGGTCAGTTATTGCGAATGACTTGAAGTATGGTGGAGAAGTGAAAAATAGAAATGATGAATTATTATTCTATAGAAATACGAGAATTGCTACTGTAGAAAACCCTGAACTAAGCTTTGCTTCAAAATATAGATACCCAGCATTAGTAAGAAGTGGCTTTAATCCAGAATTTTTAACTTATTTATCTAATGAAAAGTCAAATGAGAAAACGCAATTTGAAGTAACATACACACGAAATCAAGATATTTTGAAAAACAGACCTGGAATACATTATGCACCTCCAATTTTAGAAAAAAATAAAGATGGTCAAAGGTTAATTGTCACTTATGAAGTTGATTGGAAAAATAAAACAGTTAAAGTCGTTGATAAATATTCTGATGACAATAAACCTTATAAAGAAGGATAATATTGAAAGGGCGGATTACTAATGATTAAACAATTATACAAAAACATCACAATTTGTAGTTTAGCAATATCTACTGCATTAACTGTATTTCCGGCAACTTCTTATGCAAAAATTAATTCTGAAATTAAAGCTGTTTCTGAGAAGAATCTTGATGGTGATACTAAAATGTATACACGTACAGCTACAACAAGTGATAGTCAAAAAAATATTACTCAAAGCTTACAATTTAATTTCTTAACTGAACCTAATTATGATAAAGAAACAGTATTTATTAAAGCAAAAGGTACAATTGGTAGTGGTTTGAGAATTTTAGACCCAAATGGTTATTGGAATAGTACATTAAGATGGCCTGGATCTTATTCAGTTTCAATTCAAAATGTTGATGACAACAACAATACAAATGTGACTGACTTTGCACCAAAAAATCAGGATGAATCAAGAGAAGTTAAATATACGTATGGTTATAAAACAGGTGGAGATTTTTCGATTAATCGTGGAGGCTTAACTGGAAATATTACAAAAGAGAGTAATTATTCAGAGACGATTAGTTATCAACAACCATCATATCGTACATTACTTGATCAATCTACGTCACATAAAGGTGTAGGTTGGAAAGTAGAAGCACATTTGATAAATAATATGGGACATGACCATACGAGACAATTAACTAATGATAGTGATAATAGAACTAAAAGTGAAATCTTTTCTTTAACACGAAATGGAAATTTATGGGCGAAAGATAATTTCACACCTAAAGACAAAATGCCTGTAACTGTGTCTGAAGGGTTTAATCCAGAATTTTTAGCTGTTATGTCACATGATAAAAAAGACAAAGGTAAATCACAATTTGTTGTTCATTATAAAAGATCAATGGATGAGTTTAAAATAGATTGGAATCGCCATGGTTTCTGGGGCTATTGGTCTGGTGAAAACCATGTAGATAAAAAAGAAGAAAAATTATCAGCATTATATGAAGTTGATTGGAAGACACATGATGTGAAGTTTGTAAAAGTACTTAATGATAATGAAAAGAAATAAGTAATAAAAGTTGCCTGCTACATAGAATGTAGTAGGTAACTTTTATTTATATTTGAGTAGATAGATTTATTATGATGTGCAGTGTATGAATCTTGTTTGAGTGTAGAGTAAAGACTTGTATTAATGAAAAATTAAAGTTGTTAAGATGATTTTATTAAAATGTAAGTCAATTCAAATTTTAACAATATAACTCGCTTCGTCCTTTTAGAACGAAGCGAGTTATTAGTTAGTTGAGCACTATTTACTATAGGCTTTGATTGGGTAATGATCTGAAAAATCATTGTAAACGTAGTAATATGGGAACGCATATACATCCCATGGCTTAGGTTTTTCAGTCACAACTTCATTGACTAATTGTTTTGGTTGTTTATGATCTTTATCTGTAAATATATAGTCTAAATGTTCTGGTTTACCATTAGGGTAATTATATTTCGCAATTGAATTTGATTGAGGGTCCCATGTGCTATTATGACCTGCATATAGAACATCATTTACATTCAAGTTTTTAAGCATATCTTTGAACTCTGGAGTGCCTTTATTAACATTAAGGTCGCCACCTATATATACCGTTTCATCTTTAGGGATATTTTTCTTTTTAACAAAGTCACTGATTTCTTTCATTTGTTCAGCTCTAATTTTTCGATCATGTCCAGCACCACAACGTGAATCTTCAGATTGTGTATGTGTACCGATAACGTGAACGTTCTTACCATTTTTCTCTATTTTTGTATAAACAAAGCCTTTGTTGCTATCATTATCGAATCCACAACCGCTTTTGAAAACATGCTGGATTTTTTCTTTAATAGGATATTTACTTACAATCGCTACGCCACCATCTTCAGCAACAGTTGATGAGTAGCTACCTTCAGTTTTGTCCCAACCTGATTGAGAACGACCGAGTACAGGTGTTTGGTAAGGATATTCTTTTTTCACATTACTTAATAATTTGTCTGATGCACCATTATCAAATGCTTCATTGAATATTACGACATCATTATTTTTAATATAAGAAGATTGTCCGATTAAATCAGCGCGTTTATATTGTCCCCAGTTTGGATACATAGAAACCTTGTAACAACAGTATTTATTGGGTTTGGAGTCCCTAATGGGTCCCTAAATTACATACTTTCTAAAATTTTAGTTGTTTTTTTGTCCTCTTCATTAAATTTTTCTTCTAACAAATGAGAATACACAGATGTAGTTATTGCTATATTTTTATGACCTAATCTTTTAGAAATGTAATGTATAGATACACCTTTTGCTAGTAAATAAGAACAATGAGTGTGTCTTAATGCGTGCGATGTAATAATTGGTATATTATTGACTCTACAGGCTGATTTCAAAGCATTATTGATAGCATGAAGGTTAATTATAGATCCGCCTTCTTTGAAAATGTAACCATCATAGCTAATTGCAAATGTACTTATGACGTCCATAATGTGTTTCATATCAGATTTAGCGATACTGATATATCTAGGGGAAGTATTGGTTTTTCGCTCGTCAATAAATATAGTGTTTTTCACTTGGTTGATATGCTCAATCTTTATATTTCTTGCACCACTGACACGACAACCCGTACAAAGCATTATGAATAGCGCTAATGATGAACGAGTTCTCTTCTTTCTGACGTGATCTTTTAGTATTTCATATTCAGTTACCGAGATGAATTTTTCTTGTTCTGACTTCGTAGGTTTTCCGGCTTTATAATTAACTTTATAAGCGGGGTTTTTAAAAATAAGTCCATCATATAATGCGTCATCTAAAGCTGACCGAATAGCACCGTTTGTTTTTCTTATAGTTTCTTTTGCGTGTTCTTTTGAATAGTCGTTTATGAATTTCTGATAAACTTGTCTATTTATCTTTGATAACTCCATTTTACCTATTTTATGTTTTTGTATATGTTGTAATGCATTTCTATAATGACGGTAGGTATTTTCTTTAACAACAGGTTGTTTATATGTTTTAATCCAATTTTCGAAGTATTCTTCAAGAGTTATATAGTTATCTATATTAAAACCACTTCTTAACTCATTTAACTTGTCTAGTCCAGCAGAATTAGCTTCACGCTTTGTTCTAAAACCTTTCTTACGGTATCTTTTTCCTTCATGCTTAAATTCATATTGCCATTTTTTACCATCGTAACAACGTGTTTTCATGCGTTCCCTCCTCAAAATTGGCAAAAAATAATAAGGGTAGGCGGGCTACCCTGTGGAATCAATTATCATTATTTATAATTTCAGAAACTCTATCATTGTATTCTCTTTGTGACAGACCATGATAGTCTTTTTGCATTGAAAGCTCTTCAATTTGTTTTTGAGCCTGCTCAGACATACCCTCTGTAGAAAAATCAGTGGGAGGCATATTATTTAAATCAACTTTTTGCTTTTTGTTTTGTTGAACTTGGACATTTTGCTGAGGAACACTATTTTGTGGTATCTGTTGTTGCGGTTGTTGAACCGATTGCTCTTGTGATTGGGGTTGTTCAACGGTTTGATTGTCTGGTTGTTGTTGTGTTGCAACTTCTTTTTCCTTATCTTTTTTCGATTTATTTTCCTTTTCCTTCTCAATTTTCTTTTCTTTTGATTTAACTTCTTTTTTAGATTCTTCCTGATTCTCATCATTTCCACATGCACTTAACACTAACGTGCTCACTAATAATAAACCTAACAATCTTTTCATTCTCATTTCTCCTTTGCTTACTTTTTATATTAAAACTCCATATAGGCGCTATTAATCAATACGTTTTCACACTAGTAGGCGTTTTTTTGTTTAGTAAAATCATAATGAATCTTCTTTGGTTAACTTATCGCCATCTAATTTTTGTGAAATAAATTCCAAGTATTTACGCGCATTATGTGACGATAAATCTTTAGGTAACTCATAAGTGAATGGTTGATTACCACTAGTTAAAACTTCGTATATTACAGTTTCTCTTTTTATTTTGCAATTAGTTATTTTCATTATAAACTTCCTTTCAAACACTGCTGAAATAGACGTCTTTTTTAAATAAGCATAATTAATACTTCAATTCTTTAATCCACATATATTTAAAAGTGAGGTAGTAGGTAATAAATATAAGACTTAAAGTTAAGATTGCTTTTTTCATGTTTCATAATTAAAACCTCTGTAAATTTAAGGTTAGTATTATGAAATAATGGATTGGTTTATTCTTTAGTACTAACTTCGTAGTAAATTATATAGTTCGCTAAATTGTATTTATCTACTATATTTTTGGAATAAACAATTTCCTTTTCTTTCTTCAGTAAATTATAAAAATCTACATCATTTTCGTTAGCTGATTCTATTTTGGTGATATCAGATTGTCTAACGATTCTTTTAGATCTGTCAAGGTATATAAATTTCCCTGATTTAGAATTAGTCTTTTTATTCACACCGACGTAAATTGAAAGTAATATACTTTTTCCAAAAACAGCATCACTGTGATTATGGTTTTCATCTTCTATAACTAAGAATACATGCTTTTTTGTAAAAATTTTTTTGATCATCGTTATTATTCCTTTATTAAATTTATTAAGTCTTCTTCATTTAAAAATTGAATTTTTGCACCATTTCCAACATATTCTCGAGCTTTTCGTTGTTTTGAAACTAGTCCGTTCACATCTTTATATTTATCATCTTGAACACCTTCGACTAAAATATCTGTTTTTGCAGTTACGTCACTTCTGATATAAGCTCCTTTCTTTCTAGTTAATATCATTAAATCTTGTTTTTCAGTGTCAAAATTACCTGTAAAAACAACATTTTTATCTTTTAAAATAGGGATTACACTTTCCACTTCTATTTTATTAATCTCAGATATTTTCATATGAATTTTTTGAAATCCTGAATCGAAAAGTTTAGTTGGAGAGTTAGAATATTTGCTAAATCTAATGTATTGCTTAGGCATATAATGTATTAATTTTAATACACTATAATGCTGATTGTTTTTAGCGAGTGATATCAACATCTTCGATAAAGCTAGCACGTCAAATTTAGCAGAATGTAATTTTTCTTTATCGATATCATATAAGCTACACAAATTTTCTAATTTAAAACTAGAGATTGCGTGGAAGCTTCTAAAGATATTTATACTATCGACATACATGAAGTTTGGAACAGGTAAGTCATAATAATTATTAGTATTTTTTAATACTGAAATATCAAAAAGTGCATTATGAGCAATAATTAAATGTGATTCTTTTAAAAGATAGAGAATTTCTTGGTAAATATCTGGATATTTAGGTGCTTTTAATATGACATCTTCAGGTATTTTATGTATTTTAGCGTTTTTCAAGTTATATCTATTATTAGGAGGATTAATATAAGATGAATAAACTTTTACTATTGATAAATCCTTAATTAAAGATACAGCAACTTCGCAAGGGCTGTTCATATGTTCATTCATAGTTTCAAAGTCTAAGACTGCAATATCATATTTTTTCAT